TATTATCAAAAGTCATTACAGAATGTAGCCAATAGTCAACAAAACCAGTTGGTTCGAATGTATCATCTCCTAGAATCCATTGTAATTCATCGACATATTTTTTTGGCACTATATCCTCATCTGCTACTGGTGGATATGCACTCACTCCTATATTTTCAGATAACATTACCTTATTAGCACTTGGAATAAATGCCATTTCATTGTTATCCGATGTACCGAAAACAACCTTTTCAGTATCATCTAATTTTAAGTTTCTCTCCTTAAATCTTGCCATTTTTTTGCTCCTACTTTATTTTTATACTAAGTCTCTACTTGCAAACCAATGCAATTCATAATTATCTGAATCCATTGCACCTGAAAAGGCTACATTAAAACCACTTACAGTCTTTGCTGTAACAGTGATACCATATTGTGATGGACTTACATCAGTTACATTTAGAAGCGATACCTCTATGTTGAAATTGGTATCGTCAAATGGGTAATCAAATGCTACAGATAATCCTGTTACGCCTGTAATCATTGTGTTTCTTCCTCTATGAGAATCAGTTATTACCCCAATTAGCTTCCATCTTTTATTTCCAGCACTTGTATCTGGTGCTATGATTTTGGGACTGTCTTCAGCTTCACCTGAAAATTCATCAAGATTGTATAGATATGCAGCAGTTTCAGTCACCGTGAAGCATTTATCTTGGTCATTCAACAGACTCCCATCTATTTTATCCATTGCACCTATGCCACCACCAACTAGTGCTCTAGCACCATATGCTCTTGTAACGGACATTATATTACTCCTTTTTTAGTGTTTGATAGTCTATTCCTTTGTTTAAGTATGTCGGACCCTCAAACAAAACTTCTCTGTTTCTATAGCAAATATCCTTTATCACACTGTGTCTTCCTTGCTTTTTGATATAGTTGATAAAGGCGTTTTTGAATATCGTTGTAATGTAAGCAAAGGGGTTAGGTCTCTTTTGTTTATCTGGGTCAAAATTCTTCAGGTACGTTAGACATATCTCTATGCTTTGTTGTACCATATCATCCCTCCATGTGTAGTTAGCGAAGTTCCCTTTGGTTGCATACTTATATCCCATGTTGAGAAGCATGTCTCCTAGTTCCTCTGATACTTCTCCTGTCTCTTTAAATTTAACTATTTCAGGTAGAAGGTCTGCATTCGAAATGTATTTCTTTCCGTATCTCATCTTATCCTCCAGCACATATTTTTCTCCTATATACTATATAATATATAAAGAGTATAAATCATTTTACCATATATGCCTGCAATTGTAAAAAATTTATGTTAACTTTTTTTTTCTTGCAAATAACTTTCCAGCTTTCTTTGGGTCTTTGCAAGTTCATCTTCAAATTCAAACACTTTTTTCTTAATAAAGTTCTTTCTACCTGACTTTATCTTCAATACATCTACAGGCTTTCCTTCGCCTAATGTAAAGTCAAATTTTAATTTTCCTTTGTAATGCTTACGTAAATCCTTGTTCAACAGGTCATATAACTCTAATATGTCGTTGCCAAGTTCGTACTTGTCTACAACTTTTTCTACCAGTTCCTTATTACCTGTCTCTTCTTTGACAAGCTTACAGTCTAATACTCTAAACTTGGTGGTTTCTTCATCACTTGTTTGAGAAAGATATTTGAGCAGTTTCATACGTTATCCTATTATGGCAATTTCCAGTATTCTTGTATTCGTACTCATCCAAATCCTAGTCTGGGATGTTGAAATAGTTTGAATAATTAGTGGGTCTACCACTGTTTGTGTTGCTTGGTCATATGCTTGAACCAATGGGAATTGATTATTCAAACCATGAACTACGTCATAGAAAAATCCTGATGCAGCAGATGTCCAAGAGGTTGTCGTATCATTGTAAAATCGTGGGGCATTAGGTAGAATGTCAATAAAGTCAATTTGACCAGTTGTAACGCCTACCTTTTCCCATACTAGTTTGAATTTCTGTGGAGTAGCATAACCTGCTATTTCATTAACATCTCCTATCCAGAACTCAAAATATCCTTCTGAGTTTGTTATCATTTGTGGTGCCACATCTGTTGATGAACCACCTGCTTCCTGCAAATAAACGTCTGCTGGCACTACTGTTCCTGCAAGCATGACAGTTACATCTGCATCTTGTAGAGGTTGCCCCTCCTCATTGAGCATGTATGTCCAAAAGTGTATACGTGCCATAATATCTTTCTCCTATCTCATTTTATTCTTGTAAATGCTCTCTTACCTTTTAGTATTTTATATATTAAACCGAAATCAGTTGAGTAATCAAAATCATCCTTTTCAAATTTTACCTCTCCCTTTATATCAACATTGTGAACTATCAATAACTCATCTTTAGTATGAGAACCTTGTAGTAGTTTCAATCCAGAAGGTGACCACAATCCAGAACCACCCCAAAATCTAGCATTACTAATACCATGTATTCCCACTGCATTAGTTGATATGACCCATATCTGATTTCTAGCTGCTGTACCATCCATAAGCATATCCCATAAATCACCATAATAGTTATCAGTGGCTACATTCATCCCTGGATAGTTGCGCTCAGAACTACCTCTCCAAGAAGCTATCTGAATACAAGCATCAACCTTATCTATCTGAGCCATTTCCTGATATATTTGAGAGATACAAAAATCATAACAAGTGGAAAATCCAAGTCTACCCCATTTGGTATCAAGTACAAGTCTATCGGTTTCCCCAGAAATGGTATAGGTCTTTTCTATACCTGGAAGAAATGTCTTGTCATATATCCACTTAGGATTTTTATAATCAAGCTGTTTATTTATAACGTATGTAGAGTTCCAATATTTCTTTTGACCGGATGGACCCTTTCTAATATTATTAAATATGATGAATTGGAAATTCTTATCTAATTTTGACTCCAATGAAGAAGCTACCCAATCCCAATGTTTTTCAACAATAGCTTTATCCATATATTCCCAACATTGATTGTCTCCCTTTTGTTCTTTGGCATCTAATCCTTCCCCTTCTTCGGGTTCTTTAGGTGTATTATCCCAGAAATATCCTGCAAGACAAAACTCTGGGAACACTGCTATATTGACACCTTTCTGTTTGAATATATCTACTGCTCTTGCTATCTTATCTTTGTTGTGTTCAATATCAGGAACTTTGGCATGAATATTAGCAAGACCTATAGTAAGTCCATCCTTCTCTCCATACGTTCTTTCCAAAACACTAAACTCATCTATTTGTTCTGTTGTTCCTTCTTTGATATAGCTTGCAAACTTCATTAATCCCTCCATCCATATTTAGCGAAGTATTCTATAATGTAGTGTTATTCCTACATCTGAAGGTTTATAAAATGGGTCATTCATGGTGTAAAAAATTAATCTTCCTACATCATTGAATATGCCAATTTCAGTAATTTCACCCTCAAAAATTCCTTGTGTATCTGCACTAATAAAATATAAATTATCTTGTTTTGTTATAGTAAAATCATCAATTTGATAGATAGGATTCTTCAAATCATTATTAAAGATAGGATTCCAAGTATCCAAATCTGTACCAGTTCCAAACTTTATCCATCCATTTACAATTGGGTCCATCACACCATCTTGTGTAAGAGGTTTACCAATTTTCTTTACTAATGCCCATCCTGTTATGGCATCATCAAATTCTATAATTACCGTATCCTGATTAATAGCTGTTACCGTTTTTGGTGTAATTACTTCTCTGCTGCTATCAACACATTGTACTTGTATACCAGTTACTTCAAGATTATGATTGACTTGCCACGTTGTTTGTGCTATAGATTGCTCATGTGTATAATCCGCTAGAGATGTAATTGTCCATCCACTTCTAGCTTGACTAAACTCAGCCTGTAGACTATTATTAGTAATAAGGTCTACCCTTATTGGCATTAGTTTTTTTCGTTCTGCTGCGTCTATGTGGTCAAACTGTGACAGAACATCCCATTCGCCTTGATTATGCGCCACATTCCAATTTAGTGCTGATGCTACTTGCTGCACTGCTGTATCAGTAAGAGCATATGCATACCCTGCAACTGGTTTATCATAAATGACTCTAACGGTATTGGCATCATCCACAATAATCTCTTTTGGAAACGTCATGTTGTAACTATAATCAAACGTCTGAACAATAATATTTTCACTTCCCAAATTATGGTAGAATATCCACTCAGCAGAGTTGAATGTCTGAACAAAAACTGCTGCTCCTGCTTCTGCTGCAACAACAGGGTCAGTACATATAGAGTTCATAATTGCTGAATATTCAGCAGAATATAGTGGAAACCAAGACCCCTGAAAATTCGTAATTGGTGCTATCAAGTAGCGGTAATGTGAAACTCTCGCTACAGGTCTTATCATCTCCCAATAATCAAGCAATGACTCAATGGTTGTCTGGTCTATAATGAAATGTTCACCCATTGGTTCACAAGAAAAATCAATTTCCACCTTATAGTGTGGTGATATATAATCTGCTGCACTAGTTGGCACTATTGTTGTCGGGTCATTATCACCATATTGTGATGGATATGCACTTGTTCCATGACTTGCATAATAATCAGGACCAACAGGATATCTACAACCATAAGCACTACTACCACTAGGTGCTACAGGGTCTTCACCATAGAATGCCGTATATAGATAATCATTAAAAAATGGTGAAACCGGAGATGTTATAGCTGGATTTCCAGTATGGTCTCCAGGTGGATTTTTGCCCTTATGCCACCTTTCGTAAATATTCAATCTATTGCTAGTATCACCCAACATGATTCTGAAGATAGCGTATAGTGAAGAATATGTTCCCTTTCTTTTGAGGAAGTTAATAATGGATTGAGTAAATTGTCTTTTTCTCAACTCATCTGGTATTTCATCAATCAAGGTGACATTAAACAATTGAGTAATCATACCAAGATAGTTAATATCACATTCAATTGGGTCTAGTAATGTATTAACTTCTTTTAATGCTTGAAATGCTTCATGATATAACCTATCAAAGTATAGGTTAAATTGTTCTATTATCCTTTCTCCTCTACTAGCTTGTGGTAATGCTGCAACAGTCCAATCCTTCATTCCCCAAAATTCAACGTGATGTGTCTGTCCAGATGGGGTTGTTGATTCAGTTCCAGTTGGAAATATAGTACCAAAATACATAAATGGTCTTTCTGGATTTACATATCTTTCAACTGTTCTCTCAACAGTTGGGTTAGGTATTGTTCTTTGCTGCCTTAACCAATAATGAAAAGGACTGTTCTTTCTGAAAAATACAGGTGACCCTGGTTCCCATTCATTGGTATCAGTAGCGAAATTCTGAAAGAATTTGAAAAAGTTCCCATTTATTTCTGAAAAATCTAATTTAATAGGAATGAATTCTTCATCTGAACCTGGAGTTAATACCCATAGTTCAGTTGCTCCACCACCATCAACTGTTATACCATGACCTTGACCAGCACCAGGATATTGTCCCTTTAGAGTACAACCATCACTCCATCCTGCTTGAGTGTATATAACCCATCTTACCCAAGACCAGAAGTTAAAGTCTTTCCATTTCCAATCATCCCAATCTTGCCAAATAAAGTCCTGCCAAAAAAGACTGTCTTCATCAATTGCTAAAACAGGTGGTGCTCCTTCAAGTAAAGTATCAGCAAAATAATCTCTCAATAAAAAGTATGGAGGGTCTGTAAATCTTGGCATATTTTACACCTCTTCAGTAAATCTAGTATTAATGCTATCAAGCGCAGGGAATTGTTCAAATCCTAGCTCAATAGTTCTTAGCTTATTCTCACCAGCATATGGAGTATGAATATATCTTGGGAACATTGTTTGATTAGGTTCATATACAGTTGCGTTTTGCACATTAATATCCCTAAATATTAAATTCCTAATACCAGCAATGTTGGTAAATCTATTCTCAGTAGTGAATAGTGTTCCCTCAGATACTTCAGACTTATCTAATAGGAACTCTTCTATATCCCTAAAATTTATTTTCTCGTTAAATGACCTTAATGTTGGGTCAAAATAAAAAGCAAGTTTTGCAGCAGTATCATCTCTAACTGCTGCGAAATCATATGTTCGTGCTATACGAATTCCAATATCATACTGAAAATATAGGATTTGAGGAATTTCAAACTGTTCATATACAGTAAGCATTTTTCGTGGCTCAAGATAATTTTCTAAGTCTTCTCTCCATACACTTGACATCACGGTTGGAACAAGATATACTGCTCCATTATCACCTGATGCAGCAGAGGTCTCAATTGTTCCATCTCCCCATGGATTTGGATATGATACTATATGCACTTTGTTATATTCAGATGTATCACCAGATGGTGCTACTTCTTGCTCACCCCAGACATTAGTGCTAACGATATCTGAACGAGCACTAAGATTAGATATATAGTCAACAGCAGCTACGTTTCTAAACTGTGCATGTAATTGACCTTGAGAGTTATCTTTAATTTCATCAATTCCTTCTGGGTTTGCTGCACCAACTGTTGAAGCACTATTTGTAACTGTTATAGTGGTGTTATCAAGATATAGTCCTGTGTTTGTGTTAAAGACGAAATCAGGTTCCGGTGAAATAATTGTGTTCGGACCAACACCACTGTTTTCGCCCAAAGAACTGAGAACGACTATATCAATAGCATCGGAGTCTTGTGGAACTTCTCTCAATGCAGAGAAAAGCACCTTATGTCTCCGGTACTTATCATATAGAAACTTATATACTGTACTAGTGTCTTGTAGTCCCGAAATCAGGTCAAAGAAGTCACCAACTCTAGTCCATAGACTATTATTAACTCTAACTTCAACAGTGTCATGTTCATCAATTAAGTTATCGTCATAATCATAATCAGCAAGAGGTAGCAGAATTTCGTTGTCTATAATATCCCTGCCTGTAAATGAAAACCTAGTTACTATGCCCTGCCTTACAAATAAGTCAAATTTATATGGAACTGGACTTGCCGTAACAGTTGCACTTTCAGTGGTAGCATATTGAATTACGTTTCCACTTTCTTCATCTGATTGTGTACTTGATATCTGATGCCAATCAGAGATATTCAAAATATCTCCATTAGTTACACCTGCTGATACGGTAACGGATATTGTTCCTCTTGCTCCTCTAAACCCCTTGGGGTCATATCCAATGAGAGTAGATAATCTATGAACATTCTCATAGATGTCTGCTGTCTCCATATATATATTCTTTGCTACCTTATTAGTATAGAAGGTCTGTAGCTCACCAATATATGCCATTAGTTCAGCTAAGATAGTTACGTTAGCACCTTCATAATCGGTATCTCTGAATATTTCGCTGTTTTTGATTTGCTCTTTCAGTCTAATGATGAGTGTCTGAAAATCAATTCGCAAATATTCTGGTACTAAATCGGGCATTTCTTATCCTCCAGGTTTTAATATAAAGTCAACTGTTACTGTTTCTGTTCTTGATTCAACAGTAAAGGTAAGCTTCACTTCATATTGATTATTGTCATAGTTGGCATGAACATGGATATTCTCAACAATAACTCTGTCATCCCAAATTTCTATTGCTCCTAAAAAGTCTTGACCTATTTTCCATCCTGTTTCTTCATCCATGGGTTCGAAAAGTTGGTTCCAGATGTTTACTGCAAACTCTGGTAACATTCTTCTAGACCCAGGTGTGGTATTAAAAATATTAGTTAGAGAATTAATAACTGCTGCATATTCAGTATCTCTTGTATAATCACCATCACTTTGTATTTCTAATTTGATGTCAATGTCTGAATAAAAGGCTGAACCTACTGTCATTTTATCTCCCCTTAAGTACCAAACCTATCGTATTTGGTTTCAGCACCTTCTATCTTATTTAGATTTGCTGCCACTATATTCTTACCAACTGTTAGGGCATCAGTTAAAGCGATAATTCCATATGTTCCACCAGTCCCTAGGGCTTTATGCAAATGGTCAATGATGAACGCATAGTCATCAATTTCTTGTTGAATAGCAGGGTCACTATCCCACCCCACTCCAAGGTATTTATAGACCAACTTCCACATACCATTTACACTTGCTTGAACTATGAAATTATTAATAACAATGTACGTTCCTAATGGTTTTAAAGGTTCATTAAGTGCTACATATGTTACTGTTGCTGGTCCTGCGAAAGAACCACCATTTGTGATAAAAATTTTATCTCCAGGTGATACTTGTCCGGTATAATTTCCTGCAATTACAAATCCTGATGGACTGTCTTGTGTAAAAGTTGATGTGGGTTCTTTTACAATTAATTGATATACTTCCCAATCTGTTGCATTACCACTTGAACCATAACTACCAAAATTACCGAATGTATAGATGTAAGCATTAGCAGGGTCATTTGTCTTTGCTGGCAAAAGAACATCAACTAATTGGTCTTGAGCAATAACATCTAATGCTCCCTTTTCCAATGCTTCCTCTTGCTGCTGTAAGTCTGCTGTTTGGGCATTGAGAGAGTCTAAAGATTTTTGAAGAGAATCTATCTGGTCTGGATATCCATCCACCATCTCTCTAATTTTATCACTATATATACTCATCCTGCTGTCACCGTCCCTGCACCTGATACCATTATTCCTGTAAAACAACCAACAAAAACAGAACCAAGTTGTGCTACTGGAATTCCTTCTGCTCTTACTGTCCCTGCTCCTGTGACTATTATTCCTGTATGACCATCACCTGCTACTACAATTGAGCCAAGATATCCCACAGAAGAACCTTCTGCTCTCACCGTTCCTGCACCATTTATTAAGACTCCTGATACATTTTTCTTAGTGCTAGTGTGACACTTATCATCACCCACACCTATATCACCTATTCTAGCTACCGGAATGCCCATATAAGCCCCTTAATTCAAATCTATTGATGGAGCAGTCACCCTAACTGCTCCGCTTGCTTCTATGTCACAATTACCCTGTACAGTAATTGTTAAATTTCCACCAACATCTAATGATTTATTACCATCAACAGATACAGATTTATCTGCTGCAACTGATTGATTGTATTCGTTTCCAATTTCTAAGTTATAGTCTTTGGAATATGTTGCCGTTACATGCCTATCAACTTTTTCTGTCTTGTCTTTCTTAACATAGAGTGTTTGGTTTTCGTTAATAGTCTTGTCTTCATTTGCTATTATGTAAATCTTTCTATTTCGTGTTACTATTTCAAATCTGTCTCGCTCATTTCTGAAGGAGATATCACCTTCTTCACTTATCTCTATAAATGTATGTGATGGATGATAGATATGGACTCTTCTTTTTCCTGTCTCAGTTCCCTCTGCACCTGCTGGTAAAACAGTGTTATCTAATTCAGCAACAATTCCACCATGCGTTGCCAATATTATATTATCTGGATATCTTGCGTCATAATATGGAAGGGGTTCATTCCATGTATTTCCATCTGCTGTTTCAATATCTGTTATTTGTCTTTCTTTCTTCTCATTAACAATCGTGGATGTTATTATCCCTCTTGCTAGTTTATGAACATCAGGTTCATTGAGCGCATTTGGTTCAAGTGGTGGGTCTGCTACTTTAAGTGGATAAACACCGTCTGGGTCTTGAAATCCCTCAGTTTGTAATGTTGCTTCATCTGCACCTTCTTTTGGTATTCCTGGAACTGTAGCGAAATATCTTGGTTGCATGATGTTTCCACCTTCAAAGAATACAAATACATGTGAACCCTGTAGTGGAACAGACCATAAACCAAATCCTGATATTGACCCCTCTATGAGACCCATTGCAGGTTCAGCCCACGGTAATTCATCTGTTGGTATCCCCTCTATATTAGATTTAATTTTTCGTTCAGTGTGAACACCAAAAACTCTTACTCTACATCTACCTGCACTTGCAGGGTCATCCCTGTCTTCTATAACACCACGATAAATACTAGAAAGTTTATCACTTGGTGGTTCATAATCTTTCACTCTAGCTCTTATCATATTACATTTGCCCCTATATCAGCAGCTTTGGATAATATACTAGTAACTCTTGCACCATAGAGATTTTTTTTACTAGCTTTAAGCAAGTCTCTATTTCTAGAATCTGTATAACCATTTTTTAATAGAACTAACTTCTGAATCCATCCAGGTCTACTTGGACTCCATTGATGTGTAACTGATTTAATGAGATAAAGTCCCTTCATTTGTTTGTTATGTACAAGCTGTTTCTCTGTGGAGGGCCATTCTATTTCTATTAAGGCACCAGCATATCGTTCTTCGTGTCCCTTGACTATAATCTTAATTCCCTGCTGTAAGGAGTACCTTTTAATAAATTCATGATAAAATGTAGAATCTAGAATTTCTATGCTGCTATCTCCCTCTATAACATATTCTGACCGTGATGTTCCCATATCGGTATATAACGTCTTGTTCCCCAATATTGTTGTTTTATCAATACCATCTTTGTATTCATATCTAGTATTAAGAAGACCTTTTGTGCTGAAATCATATCCAAATCTATTTCCACCATGAATTCCCTTTGAAAGAAAGAAGTTATCTACACCTATATGTTCCCATCCTAAAATTCTATTGATATAATTAATATTCTCAGGATTTTGAAAAACATATACGCCTTTTGTTTCCCCTGTTGTTCTGACAGACCCTTGCATTAATTTATTGAGAGTCATAAAATTTAACCCAAGTTCCTTATTTTTGGTACTAGGGAAATAGAGGTATCCAGGATTACCTCCTGTTGTACTAACTCCCCCAGGTACGCTAGGTATACTTATGCCACCAATGCTAGAAGGTAAACTAGGTAGGGGAGTACCACCAGTCCCTCTTTTTGATAACCAACTAATAGCTTGCTTCACTGTCCACCATGGCATTATAAAATCTATTTTTTCTCTTGAAGGTTCAAAAGTTCCTGAGTCTAGAAACCACTCAAGCATATTGTCCACTAGATGGGTAACAATATCTGAAACGGATGATTGTAGAAAAGACCTACTCCACTTTTGATGAGTCATTCGCACATGATATTCATCAACAAATACAATTTCTATGAGTGTATGGGCAGTTGAGTCAGTGACTCCTCCAGCAGCTTGTGGTACAATTTCTCTGATTTTATATACGTCAAAGCTTAATTTTACATCTTTATCATCACCGTATCTAATAACAATTTTCTCTTGACTTCCGGTTAGTGGTGCAAATTCAGCAAACCCCATTAAGTCTGTGAATCTTAGTACACCTGTTAAGCTGTAAGAAAAGATATCTTCAATAAAGTAGAACAATTCTACATCGTTCATGTCCAGAACATACCCCTTATCAAAAGCTTCAAAGGTAATTGATATTGATTGGGTTTCTTCTGATTGCCGTGTGCTGTCTGCTATTGGATTAACCATTCTGTTTACCTATACTACTCCCTTCCCACTCTCTATAATTCAGATTTACCTAGTTCAGATATAATTTCCATTTCTTTGATAAGTTGATAAAGATAATTTGCTCTAAGTATTTTGGTTTTCTGTCCTGGGTTTACCTCTTCAAAGGGATTTTCCACATTATTCATAATACATAATACCCACCAAAGATTTGGGGTTTCATAATTTGCATAAGAAATGTTTTCCCACCATTCATCATCTTGCATTTCATAGGTATTATAAAAAATGGTTTCTTCTGTAACTTCTTCGTTTAGAGAATATGACCTCCAAATATTCTGGAATATGGTTCCATTTTCATCTTGAAGAATATTAAAGAGTTTGAGTTGTGAGACATTACTTATGTCTTGCCCTGTAATCTCTTCAAAACTCTCATCTAGTCTAATTGTATTAGCCATATTATATTCTCCTTCTTAGTCCATGTAACCTGCTACTGGTGTAGGAAATTCTGGTTTTGTGCTGAACTTATCAGCATATTTCCTGCCCGATATTCCAGCAATACTAAGGTCTTGTGTCTCTCCAAGGCTTAATCTTACACCTGGAGTGATAGAAACTGTTACAGTTCCCCTTTGACCTCTTTCAATTTGTCGTTTATATAGAGGTTCTATTTCAGTAAAGGTTAAGTTTAATTCACACATAGAGGGATATCCATCTCTATATGGTTGTCTATATATTGGTTGCACTGAAGTAAGTGCAGCATTTCGAATATTGATGAACTTAGTGCTTGGAAAAGTTGAAACCTCAAAAATATGTGGTGGGCTGAATCCAATGAATTCTTGACCTGGAGCACCATATCCTGGAGCCGAAAGATATTCCAATTGTTTTACCGGAAATACAACATCTTTAAATGAATTCCCCTCATCTACTAAGTAAAATGTAAAAGTATATGTTCTTCTAGTAGAGTCTTGATATACTAAAGGAGTATCAAGTTTGTTTCTAGGTACAGTGGCAGTGGTCATGCCCCTCACAACATTGCTTAATCCTGTCTTGACATCACCAGCAGTCACCCCTTTTACACTTTTTAGTGCTTTTTTTAAAAGTTTTTCTCCCTCTCTATATGCAGGTCTTACTGTTGTATTAATATCGCTAAAAGTTCTATGTAAATCTACACCTTTCTGTAGGAGTCTGGTAACTATACTTTCATATGATTGCCAATCATGTATAATTGCTTCCTGAATTTCAACAGGTGCTAGAAATTTAAAGAGAGGTAAAGTAGCAACACTACCATCAGGTTTGATAAAATCCTTAGAACTTCTAGTTGCATTTTCTCCTCTTGCTGCTTTCGTTTGACTCAAGAGAACTTTGGGTTGAATATGAATCCATAGTGCATCTACAAAATTTGCATGTGGAACTCTAATTCCCCTAGGGCGTTGAATTATTTTCTCATCTGAATCTGTTAATTTATAAAGGTCAGCTAGTTGCTTACCAGTACCTATTATCTGTTCAGCAGCATTTAACGCTTTATCAAAATCTATTCCCATTGTTTATCTCCTTATGGTAGACCAGAAACGTCTGCCATTCCTGTTACTTGTTCACTTGGTGACCTTCCTTGCATATGTGCCTGACCCTGACCGGACATTACATTTGATATATTCATATCTGAAGAAGGTGTATATATTTCAGATACCTCAATTAATTTATCTAATCTGTCCATCATTTCTTTATGCTGGTCTGAAGCTTGCTCCATTCTCATTCCAGCAAGTGCTTCTCTCCTTTCTTCTGCTGTTGCACCTAGTGCTTGAATATCTTCTGCTTCTTTCTTTGAATATTTTAGCCCAATATCTCCCATACCCAAACCAACGTCAATTGGTGCTGTCCCTGCTAATTCTCTTTCTCTATATCTTTTCTCAACTTCAGTCTCCGTAAACATGAGGTCTATTAAAGCCTGAAACTTTTCTGTCCAGAAAGTGATTGTTTCTCTTATTACGTTGCCTAGTTTATCTAGTATCATTCCCAAAGCATTAATGGTGTTTTCGGTTTCTTGTTTTATAAACTCCCATTTGTCGCTTTGAAAGAAGTCTCTTATAGGTATAACAAAAGATTCCTTTATCCAATCAACAAAACCATGGAAGTGTTTAGCAATATTTTCAATATCAAAGAAGGATGCAAAATCAGTCTCAATGCCAGTAACCTTTTCGATAAGCCAATCTGCCATCTTTGCAGGTAGCTTAAAGAAACCGGATACTACACCTGCAACTGCTGATTCAATCATTTCCCTTATCCCTGCTCCCTTTCCAAATATCTCCTTGTATTTCCTAAGACCTAAAAGACCATCAATAATCAAGAAGAGTGGGAAGAAAATTTTACCAATCCTCTTACCAAATCCAAAGACTGCTTTAGCTATAGGATTCTTCAATATCATCTTAAATGGTGCCATTAGAAGTTGAAAGGGCTTTAAAACGGTCCTAACAATTTTAAAAGAGGTAAGCCCCTTGAGTAATTTTAAAGGTGCTGTAAAAACTCTATACCAAACATCTACGAAACCTGCAATTAAACCTGCAATCAACATAAATGGTGAAAGGATGAGTCCAAAAATAACATCCCAAATCTTAGCAATGCCCCCTTTCTTTTTCCCAGGTTCCCTTCCAGCAGCAAGGTCTTCTTTTTTTGTTTGTGCTAATTCTTCACCTGCAATTTTATTAGCAGTATCCATTTCATCTAGAAGATTCTTGAAGTGTGCATCAAAAGATGCAGCAGACGTAATTGTTGCATCTCTTGTCTGCTTCATGACTTTTATAGTGTCATCCCTCTGTTTAATAGATGCAACTTCAAATCTTGTTTCACCCACCATACCACCAAAGAAACCACCTATATCTGTAAGCAAACCTTTGAAGAAGTCCATTGTATTTTTAAAGGCATTTTTCACAAGGTCAAAGACCTCAGTAACTTCACCCATAATTTCACGTACATGACCACCAACAGCACTAATTACTTGTCTACCTTGCTCTGATACTGCTTTTGTCGCTTCTAAGTCAGCAGCACTTTGTATCAGTCCCTTAAAGAAACCTTCCATTCGTTTGTCTTCACCACTTACTGCCATTATTTCTCCTTAAAATATAGAAATGGGGTGTCTCAAGCCCTTGAGACCCCCCATATTTGGAATCCTTTAGGTATATAAACCTAAGTGTGGCTATACTCTACTACTTGTTGCTTTTGATAATGCATCTACTTCTTGTTTTAAATCTTTTAATAGCATATTAACATAAGCTTCACGTTCAAATTCCGGTAACATTGTACTCTCCATAATGCTTATATTGGCTTTTCTAGCTAGTTGAAACTGCTCATACGTCAATGTTTCCATGCTATTATTACCAATTAGTAATCTCACTAGAAAAAAAAATTCTCTGGTGGGATATCTACCTTATGTGAGTAACCACACGAATTACATTTTATATTCATGAAAAAATCTACACCAAAATTTGTTGTTGACCAATTTGCTATTTTTTCATACAACTCTGTAGTGATGTTTTCCAGAAGATAAATTTTATCTTCAACTGAAATATTCTCGTCTTCACCTTCAGGGGTTATAACAGAATTAATAGTTAATGCTGTTATGATTATACCAAGTTCTGCCGTTTGCATTGATTCTGTTGGATTTCCTTCATATGTCCTAAGAACCTCATATGCATTCTTTTGGTCTATTCGCCTAGGGAAGTCAATGTTCACAGAGATGTCATCATTAAGTTCAACTACATGATTAACTTTCTTTGGTAGTTTTGTGACATTAAGATTTTTTAAGTCTACTGTTTGCAAACTCTGGGAAGCACATTCAGTACATTTATATTCAAATTGATGTGTTGTTCCCTTAGTATACTTCCTCAGTTCAATCAAGAAGAAGAATCTGTCATTAATGTACATGTTCTCTACATTAAAATTTTTAGGTGTAACAATACATTCTTGCATCAATTGGTCTAGAATTAATTCTATCACACCTAATTCTTTTTCACCTTCATGGACGAGTAATGCTTTCATCTGACCAGTAGTAATGGGTTTAAATGTTAGCTTTTCTCCACTTCCAGGTAATACAGTTTTGAATTCATACTTATTCAAGTATTTTTTGAAATCAGACATTTTTCTTTACCTCTCACTTATTATTTTTCGTCAATCTCTTTAAGTGCTTCATTGATATCAATCAATGCTGCTTTTAAAGCTAACTCAGCATCATTCTTAGAACCACCTTCTAGGAATTTACCTGCTGTATCAATTTTGGAACGAGCATCAGCAAGATGCATGATGCCCGAACCAAAACGTAATATATTTTGTTCTCGTACTCTTTCCAATTGCTGTGAACGTGAGTCAACTTTATCATCAAGTAGACCTTCATTCAACATTTTTGTATACTTGTCAGCGATTTTCTCGCCCCACCCTTTTAAATCGGTCATACTACTAACCTCCTATTATCCAGCAAATGATAGAACTCTTGAGTAGTCAACTGCTCTGTCAACCACATGGTATTGATATCTAAAAGAGATATCAAACTGTGCAGTATCGTTAGTTGCATAATCCAAGTTTACAGCAGCAACCTCTCCGGGCCAAGCCCCTACCAACTTATACTTAAGAATTGGTTCACCGTCTAGACCTAATAGTTCTACTACTTGGTCAACCATATAATCTGAAGGCGCACCATGTTGGTTAGAGGTTGGGTCTAGAATAAGCTTTTGCCAATCAATGTACCACTTCAAGATGTCTGCATTTTGGTCTACATTGAATGTGATAATCCAATCGGTAAATGTATATTTACCTGCCATTTTGTAATCATGTCCTTGCCAGTTCACTGGAATTTCTTCCAGGGTTGAAAGTGGCAAAGAGGATGTTCTTACAAGATATGTAGACTGGTCTGTATCAGCATTAGTTACCTGTAGTGGGAACATTGGCTTGCATTGAAACAAGTATGCTCTTGCTCCAGCTTGGAAGTTTGCTCTAAAACTGTCAATATCGAAACCTGCCATTATTCTTTCCTCCTAAACCTTTTTAATTAGCTCTTCCTGCTCTCTGTGCAGCAATTTCAGTAAATGATGCACCAGTTTTGGTAGCTATGAAGTTAAGTACAATAAATTCTGCTGCTCTTGTTGGCTTAACATAAATATCGCACCATAATTCATTTCTATCAACTCGTTCTGGTGTATTGTTTGTCGTGTCACAAACAACTAGAAAGTCAAAAATACCTCTTCTTGCCCTAACATCCCTTAAGAATGGGTCAATCATATTCACCAAGAGTAGTCTGGTGACTGCATCGTTAGGTTCAAAGAGAAAGTTTTTGACTGCTGTTGCTATTGCTTTTTCTAGAATAATGAAAAGTCTTCTAACATTAATTCTATTGAAAGCGGAATTTCTATAAAGCATTGTCTTTTGACCAAAGACAACCTTGCCTTGACCAGCAAAGCTTACAATAGGATTAAGACCATTCTTGTAAAGAAGGTCTCTATCACCTAATGTTGGGTTCCATCCAAGTCTTCTAATACTACTTAGAATTGCTCTTTGGAATCCTGCTGGTGCAAACCATGGGTCTGTCACATCATCTGTTCTTGCAAAGATACCTGCAACGTGACCTGCTGCTGGCACCCATCTAAATCTGTTATTCCACTTATCGAAAATCTCTAACCAGTTTGCATAAACGGCAGAGTAACTTGTATTGATATTCAAGTTATCACCAACATATGTTCCTGTACCTTGTCTCCAAGATATTAGGTCAACTGTCTCATTTCCACTATTGTTAATAACTAGATTTCTAGGACAATCAAGAACTGCCATAGCATCCATTCTAGATACACAAATATCATTCATGTATGCTTTTACTGTATTAGACTTATTGGAATCAATAAAGATATTGACATCAATTTGTTCAGCATTTTCATACAAATCAAGGTCTTGTATTATTTGTGCATCTTCTACTAAATCGCCTTGGTTATCAACTCCACCACCAAACGTCTGGAATAATGCAGTTGCTACTACGATATCTTGATTTATTTGTGCTTGTCTAAGTGCAATTCTGATGTATTTAGATGACTGATTGATGATAGTATCTGCAAAGGTAGTTACACCTTCATCATCTACTCTACCTTCAACAGTTGAAACATTCCATTCTTCTTTTCTTGTAAATGATGTCTCGCCTTGGTCTTGCGAGTATACAAGAATTAAGAAATCTTTATCATCTGATAACGGACTGTCAGTATCTTGAACTGCTGCCCAAGTACCTTCATCTGGGTCAACCCAATCACCGGATTGTAGACCTCCTGATGCAATTGCGTTATAAGTAGTTCTGTCAACGACTGCAACCTTAACTTGATTACCCCATGCTCCCCTAGAGTTAGCTATAAGATAAAACGGATAAGGTGCTGAAACAGTAACTTCTTCATCGAATTTATCAGGGTCTTCACTTGCAAAATCATCTAAGATATATGCTGTGCCTAGTGTGAATGGGTCAAACACTGAAGGACTAACCCCTGAACCAGACGTAGCTTTAGTCCCTGCAAAAGTAGCAGACTGTGGCATTGTTCTGGTACAATAGAGTTTTGTACCCCATCTAAAGAACCCTGTAGCTGCAAGTATGTCTTGATACCCAAATGCATTTTGTACAGGCTGTCCAAATGTGTCGATTAAGTCATCTTCAGAAGTGACTAACCATGTTTTTCTTTCTGGACCTTTATAACTGTTCCTTAAGATAATACAACCAACTGATGTTGCTACTGCTGGAATAGTTGTGGTAAGGTCAATTTCGTTTACGTCAACTAATGGACTAAGATAAAAAGCCATTCCTTTTTCCTCCCTACATAAAAAAATTAAAACTTCACATGTATTTATATAATTGAGAGTCTTTTTTATAAATACTTTCAAGGAGGTTATACAATGTATATGCGAAAAGTGAACAAAAGTGAGACATATTGTTTTAGGTGCTCCTCTGATGAAAGGGAAATGATAAGACACGTTCAAGGTAAGGTAGATATTCCCTTTGAGTTAAGGAAGAAAATAAGGGAAATCTATAAGAATTTAATAGGTTATACAAAGGTCAAGGAAGACCCTAGAGACCCTGATGATATTTTTCTATCAGAACTATAAGTTCTCAGTTTAGGTAGGAGTGAGACATGAATCGTCACGTACTTCATATCTATCAAAAATAAATTGTGCTTGACACTCTAAGTTTTGTTCACCTTCTCTTGTACTGAACCTAACTTCACCCAGAGTATTAACCCATAAGTTGGTAAAGAATATTCTAAGTATCTCTCTTTGGAAGTTATCCAATACCCTTAATGTAGCGTCAATAGTATATTCTTGTGGTATTCTACCACGTATATCTTTGTTATTATTGATATAGGTTAACCATCTGTATAGAATCTGCCAATTTAAAAGTTGTGCATCAACAACAAAATCAACAGTCCATGGGTCATATGAAATCAAACCACTATCACCATGATACTTCCCTCCAGCCCAAAAGTGTTCCAATACATCTAAGTTCACTCCTGGAATAACCGTACCAAAAATATTGATGACTAACTCTGCTGTGTCTGCTATTGTGATGTCTGGTGGGAGATTAGGCAACACCAAATGAAAATTGGCTGGAGATGCCTTGTCTAGAACAATACCTCCACTTACATCATCCATACATGCTGTTGTATCTGTCATTCTAAATGTTCCTCAAATAGTTCGTATTTATATAGTAATGCTGCGTCTGGGTCTGGTAATGCTGTTATGCCCTTTGTCCATGATGTATATAAACCACCTGATGGTGCAGCAGACATAAATTCTGTTTGACTGCTTCTATCTAGAAATAAACCACACTTGGTGTAGTATTGTATAATCATTTCTTTAATTATCTTAAATCCAGCAGTATCACCGTCTTGTGGTAATAGGGGTTGGAATAGATAACCCTGTACTTGAAAATCAAGGTTCCACATCAAGACTCTTCTTTCCTCATCCGACATATCAAATGTAACATCAGGGGTTGCTCCATTGAATTGTACCCTTTCATCTAAAGTTGTAGATAACTCCGGTATAGCAATTCTGATTTGTATATATGGTGTAAAGAATGGAAGAATCTGTTCTAAAATTTGGTCAACATCAACCATATGTAAACTCCATATGGTTACTTGGAAATTAAAATTATAAGGAATAGGATTGAGAAACTTTTGTAAGGTTCCAGCATCTATGTCTTTACTTTTACAAATATAACCACTTTTAGATACTTGTCTTTCAGATGCATACTCTACTCCCTGTAAAGTAACAGATATAATAGGTAACATTTCATCATCTTTTCTTTCGTTTATCCAATACCATGTCTTTTGTTTAGGTCCAAATTTCAAAGGCACAACGTATAGTCCTTCAAGTATCACACCATCTGCTGCTCCTGCTGCATCACTATATCTACCTATTTGGATATTATTGAATATATCTAGAAATTGGATGATAGTCTTTCTTATAACCTTGTAGTAGTAATATGATTTCATTATATCTCAGTTCCACCTTGACCAAGTTCTTTCATTATTTTACTTTTATGTTCTCTTAGCATTTCATTATAAAGTTTTAAAAGAGGTTCACCTGTAACTGTTGCAACCTTTGCTCCATCTTTAAAGATTACGCCTATAGAGGTCTTCTTAACATCATCATTGATAATAAATACATTATACCCCTTGTAGTTAAACCCTCCTATGAAAAGTCCTAGTAACGCTAAAATAATTAACAATTTTTTCATAATAAAAACCCCCTACAATATTTCCTCATTTATATTTATATCATAGGAGGTTAAATTTATTTCTTTACTAGGGCAATGTGTCATTATACCTTATCGGGTATAAAACGTAGGTAAATAAGAAAAACTACCTACGTTTCATACCAAAAATAGTGGTTTTATACCCTATCGGGTTTATCTAGGGTAATTTTTATAATCATCTTTTATAGGTTTGTAATATGGTATCAATTTTGAATTAATTTCTTCAATTGACCATCCATCTGATGCAATGTCAAATTCAACAATCCATCCCCCAACTTGTGGCATTAAACCTTTTGCTCTCAGATATGGGGTCTGTGATTGAAAACATCCACCTAGATATGCATGTACGTTTCGAATGAAGAACTGACCTGTCATATGATAGTGTCCAATCAAAAAGATTTGTGGCTTATGCTCTGATGCAAATCCCTCAATGAACTTTTGTGCCTTATAAGATATAGCATAAGCTA